AACATATGAAGGTATATTCATAACCACAAAGTTATTTTCAACTAATATTGTTTGAACATATGTTAACATTGTTGTTTGAACATTAATGTTTGTTAAATTATCTTTTAATTTTTCAACATCAACAAGGATTAAATTACCAATGTCTCTACTCGCCCTGTCTAATAATAAAATGTCTTCAAATAATGTTTTTTCTTTAAAATCAAAACCTGAAATCCATTTATCATTTGTCGCTTTAAATGACTCCCATAACTCAAGTTTGGTTTGTTTACTTTCCAAAACTGTTTTAGGTTCCACCTGAGGGGTAAAATTAACATTAGGTAATGATTTTTGTAATTTAATCATAAGACTATTAATTACTCTATCAGTAAACGAATCCAAATTATCTAAATACCCATTCATTAATTTGACAAACTTTTGATAATTTAATGTATTATCTTTTAATTTTTGAGTAGCATAAATTTTAATAATTGGTGCTAACTTTTCGATATTATATACATCAAAAGCTACGTTACAATCAATAAAGAAGTCAGTAATATATGAACCACCATCTTTATAAGATAATTCAGGTATCTCAGAAAAACCAACATATGTGTCAAGAGCCTTCCATTCTAATGGGTAATTATTAACAGAATTAATATACGTTGTTCCACTAGGTAATGCGTTTGGTGTATTATAATTATAATAATCCCACGTAACGGGAGTTTCAATTTTATGATTGTTTGAAAATGTATAAAATAATTGTTTATTAAACGAAGATGGATTACCTAATTTAAAATAAACATCGTAATTTAAAAATTGAGAGATTATATTACTTATACCCGTTAATTGTTTTGACTGAACATCACTAACAAATTGATTATCATTAGTTGTTGTATTAGTAACTTTCATCATTGTTCTCATTAATGATTGAAAATTTTTAAACGATTTTTGAGTATCAGTTTCCGTCGAATTTTTATCCACATCGTAATCATAAACAGAAATAGTAAATTTTAAAAATTCTGATTCAAAATTATCTAAAGCGTCCCTATCAAAAACTGAAAAAATTTCACTCATTTTTGTATAATCAGTTAACACCCCATTAATTGAGAAATTCTCTTGAGCGCTTTGACTTGAAAAAACTTGTTTTAAATAACGAATAGGGTCCGGTTTAACAACCTTACTATTATCAAAATAACCATAATTAGGTGCCGTCCAAAATAATCTAACAGACCCATTATACATCGACGTATTACCCGTAACTTGATAAACTATATTACCTGAGTTATCAAAACACTCATTCTTAGTTTGATTTATTAACCCTCCGTGAGAAGGTACCACATAAGAATATTGTCCGTAATCTGTGGTGAGTGAAACCGACCAGGGAATTACAGATATAGTTTTACTATTTCCGGTAGTTGTACCAACAACATTATTAATAATCGCTTCCGGTACACTATTTAACTTAACACCTTTACTAAAACCATTTTGAATGTCCGAACTTGTATAACCAGTATAAACATTATACCCTTGATAAAAGACACTAAAGTCATTTATTAATTTAGGGTAAAAACCGGTATTAATAATTGTTTGGATACTAGTTGCACCTATTGGATATGCCGGTATCACATCGACATTTTCTAACACCATAGTAGTTGCAGATGTTTGCCCCGGAATTGTAAAGTTATAAACAGTCGATGTTTTACCACTAACCGGGTCATAATTAGTTACGTAATCAAAATCTTTCCAACAATTATTTAATATATCTACATTAGTATTAATATATGTTTTATATCGATACCAAATAGACCCTATTTTTAGTACCCACGCATATGGGACTTTATGTATAGCTGCAAATTTTTTCATAGACGCAAAAATGTAATCTAAATTTTCGTCAGAATAATTTGATGGACTACCATTATATGTTTTATATTTCTCTCTTAATGTGGATAACGGTAAACTATTAATAAACAAATATGCCGAACTAACATAAGGATTTTTAACACTATTTTTATAATTTTCAACACCTTCCTGAATTGAGTTAATAAAATATGGCGTATTTAAAATTGATGTGGTCTGATAATTACTAACAAGTCCGGTATAATTTAAATATTTAACATCACCCTCTGTAGGTAATTGATTTGTATATGTTCTAGTACTGTAAAAGTTTCTTAAATCATCATCGATGATTGTTGGCATTACAACATTTTTATAAACAAAATTAGTTATTGGTTTTTTAACATCTTCAGATTGTGAATCACTAAAGTTTGTAATTACCTTTTTGTTTGGATTATATAATAATGTTTTAGTCGTATTAAACGCCAATTTTTCATCTGTCGCAACACCATTGGCTAACCCTGTCTGAACCCAAGTTTTATCTGTGAAAGGATAAATGTCCGTAAAATCATATTTGTTTGAGGTAGTTGAATTTGAAACATAGTCTATAATGTCTTTTTCACTTGTTACCGAAACCAATGGTTGTGCTTTAGAACTATTTATAGTTTCACTGGAAATAAATTCAAAAGAAGCGTTTTCAACAACATTCTTAATATATGGTGTGTTAAAAATACCCCTTATGTAATTTTGCCAACTAATAGAAACCCCTTCATTTGAAATATGTTTTAACACATTTTCAAAATTAGCGGAGGTAAGATTATATTCTTTTAAAGTTTTAATTAATTCAACATCACTATTATCAGATACACTAATATTAATATTATTACTTTCTCCTTCAGCAACTACATTTGAAATCTTATCAGCATCTGATGTTAAATTATTAGTTCTATCTAATTTAGAATACTGTGAAGTTAGTAATGTTCTTTCATAAATTTCATATAGGTATTTACTAACAACTTTATTCGCATAAACGTCATTACTTATTGGAAATTCAATAGCGCTCGAAGACACTCTATTTGGTTCTGTTCCAGGATTTGATGTTTTGGTTGGTGGAGGTGGTGGTGGCGTTTTTTGGGTCATACCATTAATAAATTCTTCAACAAATTCAATTTCAGGCCAAACGTCATATAAATAACCTTTAGTTTCTCCAATTATGTCACTATCACCCGGATATCTTAATTCATATTTCTCTTGACCATTTTCTCCCGGAGTTTCTTTAATAACTTGAGGCCAAGGATAAACCGGTTGATTTTTATCATCACCCGAATCTTTACTATCCGCACTAGCATTCGCAATTTGTTTATTAAAAATAACACCTTTTCTAATTTTAGAATCTCTTTGGTCCCAAGCTTTAGTGTGAACGTCATCTAATAAACGTAAAAACGCCTCCCCATTAGCAAAAATAACAGCCAATACATTTCTAATTGTTGGTACAAATCCAATACCGTTATCTTTATTTTCTAATAATGATGCTAAGGCCTTTGTTAATTCGTCTTCAATTTTGTCTTTCCAAGTTTTTAAATCTTTATTCATTCTCTCGGTTAAATCGATAAATGAACCATTACCCTCAAATACAAAATATTGAGAAATTATTTGTTTGGTACCGTTTTTAAGTGTTACTGTAGTGTTATTAAAAGTGTTTGAATTTTGTAAATCAGCTTGAAATTTTGTCAAATCTTCGGGAGTAGGTTGACTATTGTTTTTTCTTAATTTATAAGTTTCTGTTAAATTTATATCACTTGGATTAATATCAATAACAAAAACACCTTTTGTTTCATACTTAATATTATTTGGAATAGAACATTTAGTTATTTTACCATTTATGGTGTAACTACCTTTACCATCAACATTACCACAAGTAACATTTTCATTAAGTAATTTATTATATTTGTCTATTAAACCTTTTAGTTTTGATATGGCTTCACTTTTCTTTTGAGCATCTAAACCTTTCTTAAAAGTATAAACTTTTTGATTAGTTTTGTTTTTAATATAAAAATTTTCGGTATCCATAAATTCATTGAACCAAGATGTTTTTACGTTATAAAATACTTCTTTTTGATAGTTCAACAAATATGTTCCGTATGTTTCTAAATTAGTTAAAGGGTCTAAGTTTTGTTTAACAAAAGAATCAAGAATATTTTTAATAAAATTCTCAAGCCTATTCCTCATTTGCATTAATGTAATTTCAGGAAAATCATCGGGAATTAAACCTTTTGATTTATACTCACTATATAATTCTTTAATTTTCTGATAACCTCTTTCAACAACAACATTCTCAGTTTGAGTTGTTGTGTTTGGACCACCACTAGTTTTACTGATATTGAATCTTGATTGATACATATGTGGAGTCGCTAATAAAGCCCCCATAGTTATATCCGTTAATACGGTATATTTATAGGTGTAAAACTTCAAATCAACCGTAAAATTAGAGGTCTCCGCATTATACGTAGTTGTGAAATTTTGTAACATTAAGGCTAATTTAACCGCTTTCCCAAAATACCCTTTGATTGTTAAATAAAATAATGGATATGGTAAATTAAAAAAGGCCGCGTATGGTGAATTATCTCCCGCCTCAAATAATGCTCGTCCTTTAACATCTACTAACTTAATATCAATCGTTGGCATAAAATCCAATCCTTGTCTAATGTTAATTGATGTAACACCTAATAAACCGTTATCGGTTGAGCCAGGTTTACCCCCCGAACTAATAGTTTGTTTGATATAAAAATCATCACTATTATTTGGATTAGTAACTCCTTGAAATGTTGGTTGATTAACCCCTTCACCTTTGATAGCACCTTTACCGGTTATTTCATCAGTATATGAATTATCCAAATACGCTTTATCACCCGGTTTTAAGAAATTAATTTTAGCAATAGAGATTGTTCTAATTGAATCGTTGTTTCCAACTCCAATAGCCAATTTAGTTCTTGGTAATACACTACACTCAAGATTAGCATACATCACTAAATCTTCTTGGTTAACATATCTATCCAATACTTTATCATTACTATCAATAACTTTGTTTGGGTCAATAATTGTAATATTATTGTAGTCGAATTCGACCAATATATTTTCGGATTTACCTACCATAATAATAGAAATGATTATCTAATTGAGATTTATATTCTTGTAAAGATGATACTAAAGGAAATGGAATTGTCAATATACCCCCATCCGGTATAGACCACTCATTACCACCAAAAATTGGATTTGCAGCAAGTATTAACCACCCGAATGTCGGGGTTCCGTAGTATTGTTGTGATATCTTATCTAATCTAGATTGACCAATTTTATAAATGTATCTTTTATCAGAAGATTTACTAGAAATAGAAATATATGGAACAACAGTTTGTTCACCATTTAATAAAAATTGATTATATCTATTATAATTTTGTCTATTATCCATTTTTTAATTAAATTTAGTTTTATCAGTCCAAGTTGTTTTATCACCACCGTTATTACCATTATATAGTAAAGTTAAATTTTTAATTTGTTGGTCATTTGTCGAAGACGGTTCTGTTGTATAATTAAATTTACGTATTTTACCTTTTTTATAAAGGTTTTCAACCACAAGATAATTTCTATATTTTTCACTTTTTTTAAGTGTTTTATAATATTTTTCTTCAGCATCTAATTCATTTTTAACTTTATCTCTAAAATTATTAACTATTTTATTGAATTTTCTACTTAGATTTGGTGTTGATTTGTCTAACTCATTAGTGACTATTGTTGATTTAAAAGTATTAAATTTATCACTATTATTGAATACTTGAGCCATAATCATAAAAAATCGTTTATCTGTAATATCACTAATTTCAGTAGTGAATGGGTTAAAATCACCAGGACTATCATAATCATTATATATGACACCTTCATCAATCAAAAATTGATTGAATGTTTGAAAATCAGTAGAAACTTTTTCATAATCTCTCCATAATTCTTCATATGTATTTGCAGGTATTGGGAAACTTGAACTATCAGTTTCTGTTGTTCCTGAAATGTTATATATTTTTGATTTTGAATCAACAAAAATACCATCTGACAATGTTGTTACAAAATTAATTTTTCTGAATACTTGAACCATATCAACCTGTTGTTGAACAACATTATTGATAATACTATTTACCCCTAAACTAAAATCAGCCTGATAATCAGTTAAATATTTTTTTAAATTTGTCTTAACACTTCTAAGAGTTGAATCATTAAAGTTATCCGCAATTAACCCTAAAATAATAAAATTAGTATCATTATCCACATCATTAATTGTCTCGGTAAATAAATCATCAATTCTAGATTCAAAAACAGATTTCCCAAAAATTTTAACCGTAGCAGGAACAGGTAAGTTTGTAGTATTAAAGTTAAATAAACCATCCGGATATTGTCTTTCTTTTGAAATTAATTGCCAAATACCGTCATTATATGATTTAGTCATACTCTCAGCCTGATTTATGATATTAGTATAATAATCTTTAGTTACATCTAATAAACTATCCATAATTTTTGCATAGGTTATATCACCTGTTTGACCACTAGCCCCATTAATAGTTGTTTGAATCTGACCTATAGTCTCTCCCGCAGGATTTGTTTCTTGATTATCAACCGTTGTTTGTGAAGGTTGTTCATCAATTAAAGATTGGAAATATTGTTTATCTAATTTCTTCCAACTATCATCAGTTGCCGTAGCTCTTTCATCGTAAATTTCTGTATTTGCGTAATAATTAAAAGATAACGCGTTTTGTAATTGTTCAACAGGTTTTTCAAGACCCATACCACCAATCATATCAAAATTCATTGTTACGTTAGCAATCATTGGTTGTATACCTATACCTTCAGGATTCATATCAAATACTAATGGTTCATAACTAAATGAAACCGCTTTAGGTATTATTTTACAATTATAAAAATCACCTATTCTTAATACTAACACAGGAGGAGCACCAAATGAGGTGTTTAACGCATCATTAGCAACTATTTGACCTTTATCACCAATAACCGGAATTGATTCACCAGGTCTAACACATTGATTTAAGAATGTTAAACGAGAGTTTAATCCTTCAGGTGTCATAGAGTGAAAAGCAGGGTTAAAATATTTAATTTTTTCCTGTATTGAGTCATATAACATTGGGACCTCTTTTTTTACCACATCAAAATAATCACATTCAGAAAGTAATTTTCTTAAAATTAATTTACTAATACCTTCTTTAATTGTTTTTTCAGTTCTAAAAGTCGGTACAGGTTTAGGTTTTTGTTCTGTTGATGTTGTTGTTGTTTTTTGGTCAATGATTGGTTTTTCTACAGGAACAACAGGTTTATCTTGAGGTATCGCAGTTACAGTTATATCTGTAATAACAACTCTTCTACAAGCCATCGCAGCAACTGAATACCATTGAGAGTCACTTGTTGATTTTCCGTTTTTATCTTTAATATCATTAGTACAATTAATTGACGCACCAAAAGAACCTTTTGAGGTTTTTGGTATTGCCGTTACCTCTTCACCAAGAGTATCTATACTACCAAAAGTTAATGTTCTATCTTCAGTTATAAATTTATTTAATTTAGTTGATTTTAAATAATTAATGAATGAATTAGCCCTTCTTTTAGACAATACTTTATTATATTCGACACTTGCAGGTGCTGATGCAGAAGCACTTAAAGACACTTTAATCAATCCTGTTTTTTCACTTAATATTTTAAAAGCATCCTCAACAAAGCCAGTGTTTAAATAATTAAAATTATCGACAACAACATTTTGAAAAAACTCCTTAACATTAAGATTTGTACTACCTGATGCAAACGTTTTACTTGATATTGCAACATATTTATCTTGATTAGAACTACTTGTATAACTATCGTAATCAGACTTATACCCTGAATCCGGAGTATCTGACGTTCTATTACGAGGTCCCGGAACATCATTATCGAAATAAAAGGCAAAATTGTTATATTTTGAATCTAAATCACAAGAAGGTTCAGGGTTTGTTTGAGGGGCACTATACCCCGCACTTGCATCAGTACCAACTGATGCCGCACCTACCGCACTTTCTATAACCGTTTTAGCTGTTTCTTTATCTAAATTAGGGTTGTTTAATATTTGTTGATAAGTGTATAAATCTTTAGTTGGAACCGTATTAAATTTCTTAGCCAACTCATAGATATCATACTTAACACATCCGGCAAAAAATGAATCAATTATAGAATTTATTCTTTCTTTATTTTGTCCTTTTAATTGTTTTTCAACAAGAACATTCATAACCGATGGATGGTCAACAATTATTTTCCAACTTAACGTACCCATTCTTCGAGTATCTTTATAAGTATAAATTGGTTCAGGTCTACCTAAGAAAGATGTTTCAGTCCAGTTGGCATTACTATTATCATTAAATTTTATATCATATGGTGGAAACCACATAACTCTACCTCCATTTGGACCTTTCTCACAAACAGGTAATTCATCGTAAGTATAACCTTGTTTACTTGATGTTCTCCAAGCTAAATTCTCAATTGAGAACATATATTTTTTAGCATACCCACCAATCCCATTAGGACCATCAGCAATAATATTTGTCGAACCCGGATTTCTTGTTGGTGAAATATTTAAATTGAATGTATTATCAAATACCGAACCCGCATATTGTCGTCCACTTGTTGTTATACCATCAACTTTTTGTAAATCATTGTAAGTATAATATGGAGTATCTTTAGTAAAAACTCTACAATATTCAATACCAGCTTCACCACCTGTTGTTTGGTCAGTATACGACACAACTTGTGAACCTTTAGTCATTTCTTTATAACCATCGTGGAATACTTTACTAACTTGATTAATAGCATTACCTACGTGTTTTAATCTTGTAATACCTTGTACATTATCCGCCGAATCAACCAATCTTTGCGTTTGGTCTAAAATAGACGTTTTCTTAAATGTAAAATTAGTTGACTCATCACGAGTATAGTTACTACTAATTAAATTATATTCAGGGTCAGCAGAACCTGAACCCCCACCAGGAGTGGCTTTAAAACCTGCGTTTGCTTTATATTTTGGAGATGTCCAAACAAATTGACCATCAATACCACCACCATCACTTAATGATTTAGCAGCAAGTCCAAAATTAAGAGTGTCTTGGTTACCTTCATATAAAATACCTAATTCTGATGGTCCATACACTGGAACATCTTCTTGTTGTCCAAAAGCATTAACAGGAACTTGATTTGGAGGAGAAGTTATTGTTGATGGTTCAGAATTTCTACTACCAACATAATAACCCCCAACTAACGTTCCATTGTCAGGATTGATTAAACTAACGATTGCTTGTCCAATACCTAATAACCCACCAAAATTTTTATCATAACTTGGTTGATAACGGTTATAATTAAGATTTCTAAATAAAACAGACCTTTGACCATTTCCGGTGTTTGCCAAAAATATTTCAGATGGGTTTCTTTTAATATTTAATATTGGACCTAAGAATCCACCGGTTAATTGGTTAACAACATTTAAGGCAGTAGATGTTTGTTGTGTTTGACCATTTCTTGTATTATCACTAAAATAATCACCCGGAATTAATGAAACCGGCCAATACGCACCACCTAATCTTGTAATTAAATCCGCGGCCGCAGTAATAGGGTCTTCCGGTGATGTAATCTTCCAATTTCTATAAACTAAAGGTTCTTGTCCTGATATAATTAAACTAGCCTCAAAAGGGTCGGATAATGATTCTAAATTTACTTGACCAACAGTGTTAATAAAAATTTGTCTATTAATTCTATCTTGGAATAATTCATTAAGATATGTTGCACCTAATCTCGCTAAATAAGAATCTTGAGATAATGAACCATTGTCACCCGTTGGATTTGTAGATAATAAAATCTCATACGGAGAATACGATGATGCAACGAAATTTGTTGGTAAATAAGGTTGATGTATTGGTTGTCCTAATATTTGAGTAGTAACCCCATACATATCATTAAAACCACCAACAGGTCCGTAGTAATTGTTTACATACGAAGCATCTATAAAAAATTCATTAACTAAATCTAAAGCGGTATCAGTCGGGGCGTATTCACCCTGATTTGAATTTACCGGAAGTGGAGGTCCATTAAAATTAATATTTAAATCATACCCACCATTAGGACCATATTCATTTAACGGATATAATAATTGAGCAAAAGGGTCGTTAGCAATTAAATCATTTGGAGAATCAACAACACTAAAGTTATTCAAAGACACTTCTGTGTTTATATTAGATGCTGGTGGTGTATAGACACCACTAACACTATATGGAACTAAATTTTTAGCCAATAAAATATCTCTAAATGAAGATGATGATGCAAATGATAATGTACTTGGCATATTTTTTTTCTTTTATAATAAATAGATTAATAACCTATTTTTAATGTAGTTTTACTATTATTCATTATTTTTTAGGCATTGGTCCAAAATTAGCATCGGCAAATGCAGTTTTAACTTGACTCACAATTTGTTGTTGAACTTCAGGTTCTTTTAAAACTCTCTGAAGTGACGCGGCGTCCACCCCATTAGGTGTTGTAACATTAACATTTAAATTCACATCAACAGTCGATTTATTATTTACAGATTGATTTCCAACAGTATTATTTGTTGAATTAGTTCCTGTTGGAATGTTTGAATTTTCAGGTGGTAAGGTCCCTGTTGCTCGTTGAACGGATTTAGCAATATCTTTTAAAATTGGAAACGCCTCAGAAATTTCATTTGCCTGTTTTTCCACATTTGAAAACGCAGTAGTCATTTCATTTTTAACAAAACCACCAAAATTAGTTAGAATACCACCTAAATCAGCAGTAATTTGACCTGTTTCTGCATATTGGTGAATCGCACTACTTAATGTCTCGGCCGTTTTATCAATTCCTTTACCAATGTTTTTTGCTGATAAATTTTCACCAGGAATTTCCTTTATTGCCCCAGCAACAGCTTTACCCGCTTTTAAACCTTGTCCAACAGTTTTACTCGCCGCTAAACCTAAACCGGTTCTATCACCTAAACTATTAATTGCTGCGGCAACATCTTTAGTTGCGGATAATTGTTGCTTTGCCAAATCTTCCATAGATTCAGGTTTAGCGTTAGCCATTTTTTCAAGAGCCTTAACTTCTTCAGGTGTTAATTTGTCAACATCTTTTGTCTCTCCCGCAGCGGTCTTTATTTGATAAGTTCCACCTTCACCCATTTCTGCCATATTGGCAATCATTTTCTTTTGGTCTTCACTAACATCCGGAAATGAAATTTCTTTCATTTTCTTATCTAAATCAGCACCACCTAACGCCATTTTGGTAAGTTGGTCATAAGAAATACCCATAGCTTGGGATATTTCTCTTAACTGACGTTTAGCTCCCGGCATAATTTCAAAACGCCCATCTTTACCAAGTTGAACAAATTGTTTACTCATTTGAGCAATTTGATTTTGTAATTCAGCAGGGTCATTTTGAGATAAATCCATTAACTTTAATGGGTCTAATAATGAACTCTGTGAAACACCTAATCTTTGCATTGCTGCAGCAACTTCAATAGCACCTTCAGGATTAAACACTTTTTCAGCAAAACCTAAAGTTTGTGACATATCGATTCTTAATGCCGTTGCCTGTGCGGCCATTTTTGCCAAACCTTCAACACCACCTGCAAAATTATATTTATTAAGAGCATTCATATTATCTAAAACTTTACCCGAAACCGCTTGTGCATTAACACCAGATTCTCGAGCGATATTGACAACTTTTAACATTTCACCTGTCGCTTTTCCCGCAGAAATCCCCACATCCGCCATACCACCAACTATTTTACTTGTCTCTTGACCTGTAACTTTCATTGTTGCATATAAATCTTTGGTTGTTTCTTCAGTTAACACAACGTTTCTACCTAATTCTTTAGATGCCTCTTGTTGAATTTTAAGAACATCGGCAACATCACCACCTAATTTTCTTACAGAGGTAACAGATTCGGCCATACTCATCCTTAATATGTCGGACATTTCTTGACCTTGTCCAAACTGTTTGAGCATTGCACTTGCCGCCTCATCAAGAGTTAATACTATTTTAGCAATCGCTTCAGGATTAAAATTAGAACCAATAGCTTCCCCCAATCCTCTTGAGGTTGATTTATCTTCCGGTGTTACAGGGTCTCCCATAATTAAATGTGTTTATAAATAAATACACCAAACATAGTTTTTAAATCACTAGTTTGGTGTGTTATTCTCGATTAGTCTAGTTATTAGGTGTTTTCTAAAATATGTTGGCATAGAATGAAAATCCGAATATGATACGTGGATTGATTGAGCCAAATATAAATATTCTTCAATCAACATTTGTCTATGATTAGAAGAAAGGGCGAAAAAAGTCCACCCCAAAGGCAATCTCGAAAGATACCAATTCTCCTGACGGGGCGATTACACTTCTTTTTAAATCCAATGACGGCTCATTTTCTTTTAAAAACTTTCTTATGTATTTTGAATCCATAATTGGTAGGGTATCAATAAATAAACTTATTTTTGATTTATCTTGGTCACCATCAATTTCAACAATATGTTTTAATAATTTCCAAGTAATTCTTGGTACTTGTCTGCCAGCAGGATATTGGTCAGCCATTCTATCTAACTCAATAGTATCATTAAACGTTGTTGGTCTTAATTTAACCGTCACACCTGTTTTCGGTAATTTAGTGGTAAATGTACCATCCTCATCAGGTTTAACTTCAGTTTTTCTAATATTTAATTCATCTAATAAAATAGTACCAACAAATGGTTTATCTGTTGCCGGGTCAGTTAAATTTATACTATATTCCGGACCAAATGACGTATTTCTTAAAAATATTAAAATAGCCTCAACATCACCGTCTAAAAGTTCTTCAGGACGTAAGTCGTGTTCATACAATTTATTTCTTAATAATTTTAATATAATATTTTCACTACTACGACCAGCACCAATTAAATAATTCTCGTCATTTGCCGTTAAGTACCCAATCTTAACCGACTTCTTTTTTGATTTGTAAAAAATACCACCTGTAGGTAATTGAACCATATCGTGAGGTAAATTAAAATTTTGAGTTGCAGCATCAATTAAATTTTGTTCCATATAATTTTGTTTTTATTATAAATAATAGAATATGTTTTTTTAAACTAAATAAAAAACCCACTAAAAAGTGGGTTTTATAAAAAATATAATAGATATAATTTTTTTCATTTGTTAATATAGAAATATATTAGTAAACTAATATACATCTATCCATACGAATAGTGGTTGAAATACCCGCAATAGCGTCATCAGCATATCCTAAACTATCGAAGTTAACGTCACTTAAAAAAGCACCTTCCAAAATCCATTTTTCAACAACAACTCCCGTTGGGTCTAACATCTCTAAATCAATGTTTTTCTTGTATCCCGCAGCATACCCCATACGACCTGTTACTGACTCAGCACATAAACGAACCCATTCCATAAGAGCTTGTGACGCTGAAGGACCAATAGGGTCTCTGAATTTAACTTGAATTGTCCCCCAAGTAAAACGACCCGCAACATATGTCGAAGTGTTTAAAAAAGGTATCTCAATGTCTTTAATTGTAATATGTGGTCTTGCAGCCGTTTCTACGAACCATTCGTTAATCCCTAAAGTAGAAGGGAATCGTACAATAAACCTATTTTTTCTTTTTGGTTCATACGGTATGGGCATTTTCATTAATAAATCAGCCATTTTTTAATTTGTTTTTAAATTTTATTGTTTTATCTTGTTTATTATAAATATAATCTATTTAATTTTTTTCTCTTGACTTTTAGAATTAAAATTTGTATAATTCTAGAAATCCTAGTTTTTATATTAATATTTATTAATTAGTTTTTTTATTAAATATTTTTTATTAATAATAATTAGTTTAATATTCTTTTTTAATGCCTCCTGCTGTTGAATATGTTTTAATTATATTCTCTGGGTCATCCTCAAAATGTTTTTTAACAACTTCCACATTTTTTAAGTCGTCATCTGAAAAACCTATCTTAGGGACAAAATAATTGTTTATTTTATTTTTTAAGAATGCTTTCTTTTGTATATGTTGAGACATTGCTTTGACATAACTAACAAATTCTTTTAAAGCTTTGATTTTTCCTTCTTCAGGATTTGTTGCCGAACCTTCACCATATGTCACAGGATAAAATCGACACAAATCTAAATACTCTCGAATCATTTCTCTTTTAGAGGTATTTTCCTCATCAGCTAAATCTCTATATTTTTCTAAATTTTTAACTAACTCATCCGAATCAATACCATTAAGGTTTGATACAATGTAGTTGTAACAAGCTTCTTTAATAACTGATGGTGTATGTCCTCTAGCGGTCACAATAGAAAATATTGAACCGTTATTAATTGCCTCAACAAAATCTGACCAAGCAGGACCCGGTTTCGCTAACATTGTATCAATAATGAACTGTCTATCACCTTTAACACCAAAATATCTAAAAGGTTCATCAGCAAATCCAACTATTGTATGTCCATCAAATTCAAATGGTTCTTTACCAATTTGTTCTCTATAAGTTGCAAAATCTTCAGTAGACATTCCAACCTCATCACCGTCTTCATCTTTTAATATAATTTTGGTAGGCATTGAAACAATATTATCATCCCAATCAAATGCGTAATACTTTTCATCCGGAGCACCAAATTCATCAATACCCTCTACAATTTTATTTTTTAACATAATCTTAAATTAAGGCTTAATTATGACCCACTATTACAATGGGTCATAATTTTTTTTATTATATATTCTCGAAAGAAGCTCCGGTTGGAGTGATATAGAATGTGATATCTATAAATTCTAACGATTTGGTTGGTTTGATATAAATCTTACCTGTCATTTGATTTCTGTCTAAATCAGCTGCGTCTGACGAAACTGTTACACGGAAATCATATAAACCTCTGTCTCTTCTGATAGCGTCCAAGATAGGGTTAACCGCGTCTAAGAAGTCTTGTCTTACTTTTTGGTCGTTTTGTTCAAACAATAATCTTACAGATACTGCCGAAATCAATTTACGAGCTTGAAGTAATAATCTTCTAACATTAATTCTATCAAGAGCAGATTGTGCTACTTGTAGAGTTTTATTACCCCAAATTACTGTACCAACATCAGAGAAAGTTGCAATTGGAT